CACCTTGAAGAAGCCCACCGCGTGGACTTTTGCAAGGCCCCTGCCGGCCGGTCAGGGAGCACATGCAGCTAGCGCTTAGCTGATAGCGCGGCGCACCCACTTGAAGGCCGCGACCGCCACCACGACCAGCAGCACAGCGGCACCGATCAGGCCGATGGGCGCGATGGTGTCGTTGATCTCGGAGACCACGCCGGTCACGTCGATGGCGGCGTGTGCGTTGTTGGCGAGGGCCAGGGCACCGACTGCGGCAGCAATGGCAAAGCGGCGGGTTTGTGCATTGAAGCGGTTCATTTTTCAGTCCTCATTGGGTTGGTTTCCATCGGAAGATTTAATGGCCTGGATGAGGACCCGGAAGGCCCACGCCACAGCCCACACCAGCAGGATGGCGCTGCTGATTACGGCCCCTTCGGCAGGGCTCAGGTTGAGCACTGGAAGGGTGATTTCGTGTTGCACCGTGACCGTGCAGGCCGAGGCGCATTGAATGGTTTGCTCAGGCATATACGACCCGGACCGCATCAGACGCGGAGAACGCACCGAGAAAGGCAACGCCAATCCCAACCCCAGCCATCACCGCGTATAAATGCGACCAGACAGGAAGGTCCTCGCACCAGAATTCGAGCGAGAGTGACAACATCACCAGGGCACCAACGGCCAGGTTGGAAATGGCAACGCTTAGAGGCATTGCTTAGCCCTCAGCGCGGCTTCTTGCCGAATCAATGCGCTGGCGCCGGGCTGCGCGGGCGTGCAGGCAGTGGGCCAGCACGTGCATGGAGCCGACCAGCAGATGCCACAGGGCGGCGCCCGTGAAGCCTGCGCAGATGCCGAGGATGGCAAGTTGTTGGGCTACGTGGCCGAGGTTGATTTCCATCTTTCACTCCGGGAACGAAATTCGATAAATCGGGGTTGATGCGGTAGCGCTGCAGCGCTTTAAAGCGGCACTGCGCGGTGCAATTCGCGAAGGTCAACGACCTGGGGACGGTGCCAAGGTTCCGCGTGGTCTTCGATGAGCTGGGCGATGGTTTCAAGGTCCTCAACAGCCACAGCTTCGCGAAGCAACATGACCCACTCGGGCTGTCCGTCCTCATACGAGGGGGCGAGGAATGCGCCCGTGGTTGCCGACTGGATCACGTAGCTCATCACGCAGCCTTAGCGGTTGCTTTTTCGACGGGGCGGATATCAACCAAGACCATCTTGGTTCCGTCCTGAGCCGCTGCTGCCAATTCAAAGGTCGCCATGGCCTTGATAGGCAGCGATGCGCCCAGGTGCGCCCACTTGTCGAATTCCTTCGCGTCGCCGAGCTTGAAGGGACGAGTGGCGCGACCGATGGAGCGGCCTGCACTGTTTTCTGCAAGGTCCACTTCACAGTGGAATGTGGTGCTGCTAAACGCACGCCCTTCAACGACGCCTTCGCTTTCCTTTACGCCGTGAACGATGACTTCAGATTGAAATTTCATAGTGATTTCCTATGGCCATTGATTGAGGGCTATGCGTTGACGTGGCCAGCGTCTGCGCCCTTAAAAACTCGTTTGGTTGCGCGCTGATAGACGCGGGCAATCTCGCCACGGGAGAAACGGCGGAGACGACCCGGAAGGCTTGCGCCTTCGACGATTGCGGCGAACTCGTCACCATCCATGAGGGTGAACATGAGCGCGAGGCTTGGGCCTGCTACGTCACGCACCCAGCGTTTGTTTCGCGTTACTTCGGCCTCGATGGTTTCAGCGGCCAGCCGACCATTGCATGAGAGGCTTGCGGCGTTGAGTTCAATCTCTGCATCGGCTTCGCGCAGAAGTGCGGCATGCCATGCGCTGGCCTCTGCGAAGAAATCGGCGGGGCGGCGGAGCATGTCAACGTCAAGCACGCGGGCCTTGTTGCCGAGGCGAAGCTCTGCGCGCATCCAGCCGGATGCATCTTTGTCGCCGAAAAGTTGGTGGCCTTTTTCGTAGATGTTGGTTTGCTTGCCAACCTCTTTAGAGCCGATGTAAAAGCTACGGGCTTTGCCGTTCATCCAGTCGCCGACCATGTTGCACTTGAGGCGTTTTCCGCCTGAGTCCATGAGGCCGGTTTCGTAGTCGGTCTTGATGCGATCCATGCCGCCGCTGATGCCTTCGAAGAAATCTAGAGCGAGGTCGCAGCGCGTGAGCACGCCCTTCACGTCGTCTATCAAATCGGCCATTGCATAGCGCCATGACGGCTTCGCGAACGTGCAAGCAGTGCCATAGAGGTTCACATGCAGAGTGCGCTTTTGCGCTTGCTGGCGGGGGCTTTCACCGCTTGCACCGAAGCCAACCCATCCGACCTCTTCAGCGTTGCGCTCAATGCTCCAACGGCTTTTGTAGAAGTCATGACCTTTGCCGATCTCATGCGACACGGTGAAGCCTTCGCCGAGCGCATCAACTACGCGCAATGCCAGTTCTGCAGCCTGGGTGCTGATGGCAAAGTCAATATCGGGAACCTGCTGCAGCTTGCGCATGAAGCGGGCGAAGCGCTGGGCTTCATAGGTGCCAAACTCCTCCTCATGTTGCGAGAGTGGGCGCTCCAATGTGCTTTGCACTTGAGAAGGGAAAAGCACGTCTGCCGAGGGCAATGGAGCGTTGCGCACTTGGCAGGTGAAGCGGAGCCAGTCCACGTGCACAGGGACACGGGTTTCAAGCCGTTCAGCGATCAATCGGACCTTGACTTGATTACCTTCGAGAACGAGGGAACAAGTTTGTGAATGCTTATTCAGCTTTGAGTTTGCTGGGCGGGTCATTCGGTGGCCTCTTTTTGGTTATCCCCGTGATTACCATCGGGGACGGTCGGCGCCTGCCCCGCCCCGGCGCCAGCGCCCGCGCTGCGCCTGCGTGCACTGGCGCACAGGTCGGCCGCGCACGCCGCAGAGCAGGAAGCGCAGACAGGGCGCATCCCTGCGGGACCGGGCTCTATGGCTGCGCCACCAAGCCCTTGCAGGTCTTGGCCCATGCGGGTAACGATCCCTTGCGCGGTGGTGCTGGCGGTGGCGGCGTTTTCGAGCGGCACGGGCTGCACGCAGGGCGACATGGGCATGCTGCCCATACCCTGCCCCACGCACCCCTTCGGGGCCGCGCTAGTCGCGCTGCGCGGGTCCCCGGTTGTCTCCAAAAGCAGGAGGCGGGCGGGCCAGTTGCGCGCCTCTGCCGGGGTGCAGGAAACGAGGCGGATCATGGGAGCAACCCCTGCATGCCTTCGAGGCGCAGGACGTGCAGGCGGGCGCGGTCAGCTTGCGCACCGGTGCGCAGGTAGGCGCCGACGACAGCGGCGCATTGCTTGTAATCAGCAGCGGTGCGGGCGTTTCCATTGCGCACGGAATCAGGCACAGGAGCCTTGATGGCGCGGCGGGCGCGGTATTGAAGGTCGCGCTTTTCTTCGGGACTCATTGCAAAACCCCGTTTTTGCGTGCACCGTACAAACCAACCTGTTTCCAGTTGCGATTTGTTTCAGCAAAGCGGACCATGGATTGCAGAAGCTCGTTCACGCTGCAATCGAGCTGGGCGGCGGTTTCGCGCAGCTTGTCCACGATGTGCGGGGCATCGGTGTAATCGATGCGGGCGCGTTCAGCGCGGTAAGCGGCTTTTCGAGCTGCTGCACTGGCGTGGACTGGGCGGCGACCTTTGCGCTTTTCGTTCCCGGAGCACTCCCCACCGTTTGCGATGCAAGCCACTGCACAACTGTCGCCATTGCTGCCGACTTCGGGGGGAGTGCAATCGTTAGCAGCATCAGGGGCTGCAAATTCAGGGAGAACAAGCTGCAGGGCTGGCATGGGTGGCTCCATGTTGGTAAAATCATTACGCGTAACGAATCGCGTGTAACGGAAAACGCGTTCCGTTATCGGTAATTTTACCAAGTATCACAAATTACGCAAAGCGAATTTGTGTAACAAGGAGTAACAATGTACGCCGAGCTGATCGAACAACTCACGACCGCAGACCGGAAGGCACTCGCAGAACGCGGAGTGCCGAACAGTCGAATTTCCGAATGGAGAACAGGACTGCGCCTCCCTACACGGCCACAAGTGCTTGCACTTGCGGAAGTCAAAGGCGTTGACTACATCACTCTAGAAAAAGAGCTAATAGTTATTGAAACTGAAAAGGAAGCAGAACGGAAACCAGAGATGCGGGCACTCATGCAACGCGTAATGGATCACGTTCGAATACTGTAATGACCGACCTCGAATTCATGGACCACGCCGAAAAACTGCTGCTTGCCGTCGAGCGCAGCTGCGATCGCATCAACGATGCGACCGATGCCGATGTGGACGCCCAGCGCTCCGGGGGCATGGTGACATTGACGTTCCCCAACCGTAGCCAGATCGTCATCAATCTGCAAAAACCTCTGCACGAGGTGTGGATGGCCGCGCGGTCCGGTGGTTACCACTACCGGTTTGACGGCCAAGCCTGGCAGGACACCAAAGGAGCTGGCGAGTTCTTTGAGTGCCTGAGCCGCGACGCAGCCGCCCAAGCGGGTTTGCCACTGCAGTTTTCAGCGTGAGCCACCCTCCTGGGTGGCTCACGTCTCTCAGGTAGATGGAAGAGCGTCCGCAACGCCATCAGTTGCGGAACAGGTCCAGGATGCGGTTCCGCTCTTCGGTGGGCGGTGGCGCTTGTGGAGCCACAGCGGGTGATGCGGATCGGTCATCGAGACCCACACTTGGAATACCGCTGTTGCGCGCGTACTCGTCGTAGAACCATTCCCCGCCGACATTGACCACGCCAGCGGGCACTGTGGGCTCCATGACGGGGACACCTTTGAGTGCACGTTCCATGAAATTGATCCATACCGGCAGGCTGAGGCCGCCCCCTGTTTCGCGGCTTCCCAGGTTACGCGGCGTGTCGTAGCCAATCCAGGTCACTGCAGCGATCGTGGGTTGGTATCCGGCAAACCATGCGTCCACAGAATCGTTGGTGGTCCCGGTTTTTCCGTAGAGGTCTGGCCGCTTCAGAGTTGCTTGCGCCCGCGCTGCGGTACCGGAGCGCGTGACCTCTTGCAGCAAGCTGTTCATCACGAAGGCGTTGCGGGCATCAATGGCGCGCGGTTGTTCGCTGGTGACCGGCGGAGTCGTCTCAGAGATGACGCGACCCTTGTGGTCGGTGACCTTGGTGATCAGCCAGGGGTTCACGCGGTATCCGCCGTTGGCAAAGACGGAATAGGCCGTAGCCATTTGCAGGGGTGTGACGGAGCCCGCGCCCAACGCCATGGTGAGGTAGGCCGGGTGCTTTTCAGCATCGAAGCCAAAGCGGGATACCCACTCCTGCGCGGTCTTCGGCCCGACGGCCTGCAAGATGCGGATCGAGATCATGTTCTTGGACTTGGCCAGTCCCGTGCGCATGCTCATGGGGCCGTCGTACTTGCCATCGTAGTTCTTGGGCTCCCATGGTTGGCCACCGGTCACCCCTGCATCAAAGAACAGAGGGGCGTCGTTGATGACCGTTGCGGGCGTGAACCCTTTCTCCAGTGCCGC